TTTTGTCTTAATTTAATACATAGTGCGTAAATGCTGATGTATAGACGTTTTTAGGTTGGGAGTGCAATAACAGTGCAACACTAGCTATAATTGTGCCAATTTTTGCTCTATTTCATCATCCAGCTTATGCTTATATTCATCTATTAGATAAGCATAGATATTACTGGTCGTCGTCATATTCGAATGCCCTAATCGTTTGCTGATTGCGTAAATATCGATTCCCTGGCTTAAAAGAAAGGCGACATGACTGTGTCGGAGTGAATGGAAGGTGTAATCGTGCTTTGTGATTCCGATTTGTTCCATGACAGATTTAAGGTAAGCATTAATATTCTGCAGAAATCTAATAGTAAAAGAGTGTGGAGATTTTGCAAATAGCAATGGTGTCTGGTTAACTTTTAACTGTGCCAATATCTTAAGCAGCTCATTATTAACACGTATTGTTCTGTTTGAGCTTTCGTTTTTAGTTGGCTTAAATCCAGTTCTATATTGATAGTCAATAGATTTATTAATCGTGATTGTGCGGTGCAGGTAGTTAACGTCTTTCCAGGTTAAGGCAAGAATTTCTGAAAATCGCGCACCGGTATAGATAGCAGTCAGAACTATATACGGCTTAACATTGTCTGGTCGTAAATCGTCATTAAGGGCTGCTATAAGCTGTTTTAATTCGCTGATTGACAAATACTCAGGATTGCGGGCTAGTGCTTTGTTGTGAACAATATTTGCGTTATAAGTAAAGTCCTTAGATATGATGCCATCTGCAATAGCTGACTTTACGCAAGCTTTGATTTTGGATGTAAGTTCTTTCATGGTGCCCAATGAGTGATCTTTACCATATTCGTTTAAGAATTTCTGATACGTGCTGCGCTTAATTTGTTTGATTCTTGCATTGCCAAAATAGTTTGCGATAACTCGGCTAGCAATGATATAGTTGCCAGCCGTCGCCTTCGATATTTTCGGTAAGCGATAGGTTTCATACCACGTTTTGAAGTAATCGGCGAAAACCGGGTCCGCTGCGATGTCAACGCCGTTGATCAGCTCGTTTTCCATCCTGGTTGCATAGTCTTTCGCTTGTGCTTTGGTAGCAAACCCAGACTTTGCTTTCTGGTGCAGCTTCCCATTTTCATCGTGCCAACTTATACGAGCTTGCCATTTGCCGTTACGTTTTGTAAAAGAAGCCATATTGATTTCCTTTCGTACATATGTTCTTATAAGTATCTTTTTAAACCCTAGCTGTTACGGCTAGGGCTATTTTTGTGTAATAAAAAACGTCATTAGCTGTACAACTAATGACGTCAAGGGCTCATAGGCCCACGTAAAACTTAAATAAAGAAGAGAAAGTTGATTTTAAAAGTAAACAACTCTCTCTTCGTTCCTTAATCGGAACAATAATATAAAGACCATTCGGTCAGCAGTCGCTCCTGCTAATGACTATATTATTAAGCAATTGTCTTCTTTAGTCAATAGTTTTAAATATTTTTTCTTTGATTTTTAATAGTTTGCTATCTGAAATCATCACATTCCCAGTTATGGAGTATTTAGAGAACTTAGCAACTCTTAGCTTGCTAATAGATCTAATAGCATTTGTGTTTGCATATGATTCTTTGTTGTACTTCTCGATCTTTTTTAGAAGTTTTTCTATTTCATTAACTTCGCTTCGAAGTTGGTTGAGTTCATTTATAACTTGTTGATGAAAAGAAAGCGTGGTATCCATGTAGGATACATACGCAAAAATATTTTTATGTTGTTCCCAAGAATCGGTGCTTTTAATTTTGTTTATATAGCTAATTTCATTATTTTCTGCACGAACTATATCTGAAAAAGTATTTATGTCTGGAGTTTTAGGCGGTTGGAGCTGATTATCGCTTAAAAAATTAAATTCTTCATCAGTAAGTTTAATTTTAGGCGACGTGTTCGTTTTGTCAAAGGTTTCGAGTCTTTTCTGAAGACTATTGATTTTATTATTGCATTCTTCAATCCTAATAGTAAACAGTTTTTGCACACCCTGTAGTAATTCGTATCCTAGTTTAGTGTAACCCTTATGAAATTTTGATGATAAAGGAACTACGATAATATCACGCTTATATTTAGTGTCATCTTTGGATAGAACAATAGCAAAATGCATTCCAGCCATTTCAGAGCCAACAGTTACACCATAGTTAACCATCACAATAGTTCCTTGCTTAAATTTACGATAGTATTTAGGAAGACTATTATTTAATTCTTGTTGTAAAGTGGTACCGTAAAAATCTATCCAGTCAGGCAATCGTTGTAATTTCCAGTTTTTATTATCGCTGTAATAAACATTGTTGAAGGTTGCAATTTTTTTACGCTTTGCTTCATTGTTCATACATAATCCTCCAATTTAAGTCTATTTTTAAACCCTAGCCATAACAGCTAGGGTTATTTTTGTTTAAGTCGTTATTCCCAACCGTTCGCTTTTGCAAGACTTTCTTGAATCTGCTGCGTGTTAGCAATAACATCTGGGTCGCCTGCAAAACTGCCAGTATCGTTGCCAGCCTGATAAATAGTACCGCCTTGCGATGGTTGAGCAGTGTAAGTTTGATCGCTACTGCTTGAACTTGATGTCTGGGTAGTGCTGCTACCGCCATTGTTCTGGGGAACGGTTTTAGTTTGCGAAACAGCATTTGTTTGCGTTGTAGAAGATGAAGAAGAGCTAGACTGATTAAGTTTCTTTCTTTCCGCTTTGCTTAATTTCTTGCTAACTTTGTAAGTCTTGGTCCCAATCGTTTCAAAATTAGGATTTTCAAATTCCAAACGAACCGGTTTGTCGTTGTTGATAGTGAACGTCATAACCGCTTTAACGGTCTTTCCAGGAAGCAACTTGTTGTATAACCCGTCTTCATATTGCTGTAATGGATTGTTCCCATTTTCATCTAATGCTGCCATTCCCGGTGTGAGCTGCACGTCAGAAGTTTCGTTTTTCTGATAGGCACCAACTACCATATATACGTTTGACGGGTCCATTTCCTTTGTCGAGTTGTTAGTAACATCACAATAAAGGACAAGAATCTTTTTGCCTTGATCTGCTGAATCCATAACGTTCCATTTGGTAAAACGATAAGTTTCGTTGCCAGCGTCAAAAACGTTGTTCTTGTAAGTCCAAGTCCTCTCAGATGCGTTAGGGTCAGGTTTAACCGATGATGACCTTGCAACGCTTGATGAACTGGAAGAACTTGAAGATTTCGCTTTATCTGTATTCGTGCTGCAACCGGCTAAGGCAATCCCATATGCCATTATCAAGAAAGCAATACTTTTTCTCATATTATTTACCCCATTTATAATTTTTGATCGTTTCTTTCACGAACGGTTCATAGTCTGCTGATATATCGTTAAGCTGCATGAAATCTATATAGTTGATGTTTTCCGGTTCAATGCCGGTATGCTTGATATAGTCGTCTACTAGCTCATAGACAACGCAACGGTTTATTTCACTTTCCATTTTAAAACGAGCCGAAACAGTAGCGTTGTAAAGTGCTGTCTGGCCTGACTGCTTAGCGATATGTTCTAGTTCGTGGATAAGTGTAACTTTCTGCACACGCGCTGGGTAGTGGCTAGAAACGAACACAAACTTTAACTGCTTATCTGCGCTGATCGTTGCATAGCCAGGCTTTTCCATATCCACATAATGAACACTGATATTTAGTTGTTTGACAATGTTACGAACGTCCATATCTAGCTAGTCCCGACTGTCTAAGTATGCCTTTATAATGCTTTCCATTAACTTCCTGTCGTGTTCAGTCGGATCTTTGCCATCTGCTGACATGATAGTATCCATTGCTTGTTGAATCGTGATTTTATTTTTAGGTTCTTTGTGTCCTAATAAATAGTCGGTCGTTACATTAAATAAGTCAGCTAAACGTGAAACGTTATCAAAGTCTGGCTCAGTGCGTCCATATTCCCAGTTAGCGTAAGTTTGCATGCTAGATAGCCCGATAGTTTTAGCTACATAAGTTTTAGACCAACCTTTATTTTCACGAAGGTTAGTTAAACGTTCGCTGAATTCCGACATTATATTCACCACCTGTTTTTACTATATAATATCAAATTTAAACGCTTTTTTGAAAAAATTATATAAAAAATTTAACTTTGGTATTGACTTAGCTATTTTGTTTATGTATTATAGTAATCGTAAAGTTAAACAAAACAGCGAAGGGAGGTGACTAGATGCCGGAGATTATTCGACCCGATGCTGGCAAGGTTTTAAACCAAGAGATCAAAAATCGTGGTTTAAAGCAAGGCTATGTCGCTGACAAAATTGGCATTAGCCCGGCCTATATGAGCCAACTCGTCAATGGTAGCAAGAAGGTATCAACGGACGTTGCGGTTCGAGCAAGCATAATTTTAGGTGTACCACTGGATATTTTTTTAAAGAAAAGTTAGCTAAAATAGCTAAAAGGAGTAAAAGAATGGAAAACATCAACACAAAAAAGTTCTGGAAAACGTTCCAAAAATCAAAGCGATCGGTAAAGAACATATCGGCAACATTGAATTCACTGGAATTGAAGGTGGCTTTGGTGAAAACAAAAAATCAATCTTAGCTAAAGATGTTGCACAAATTCATGAACAGTCAGTTGGAAACATTAACCGGCTTATCAACAACAACCGTAAATGGTTCGAAGATGGCATTGATGTAATTGATCTTCTAAATGCGTCAGAAGCATTTAGAAATTTCGCCCACCAATTAGGGCTTGATAAAAGCAACCGAACTCAGCATATCTACCTATTAAGTGAACGTGGTTATTCATTACTTGTTAAATTCATGGACGATGAAAAAGCGACAAAGGTGTATAAGCAGCTGCTTGATAACTACTTCAACATGCGAGAGGCGATTAAGAACAATAACCATTCATTGGTACAGCAACGACGATTGTCAATCATGGAAGACAACGCTGCTACTCGCAAAGCCAACATGATGTACAAAATCGCAATGGCTACCAGTTCAGAAACAGCCCGTCAATTGCTACTAGCTCATGCTGCTAAAGAGTTGACCGGTGAAATGACAGTGCCAGTCATGAAACACAAAGAGTACACGGCAACACAAATTGGGCAAAAGCTAGGCATCACTTCTAACAAAGTTGGTCGTATCGCTAACCAGTTGGGGTTAAAAGCTGAACAGCCTGGACAAAACGAATACGGTCGTTGGGCTAACAGCAAGTCGCGTAGCTCGGACAAAGAAGTGCCACAGTGGCTTTACTTTGACAAAGGTGTAAAAGCTATCGAATCAGCAATCAAATAAACACAAACGTTGATATATAAGGCTTCTAACGTTTCGTTAAAAGCCTAATGCAAAACACAAACGGAGGACTAATGATGAACACGAAAATTATCAAGCGTCGAGAAGGCGAAACCCAAGAAGATTTTGAGCTGCGAGTTGATGTGCTGCTTGCAGACGTTGACTTTCTATCAGTCAGCTTTCAAACAGACGAGAATGGCGAATCGAAAGAGGCCAAAGTTTTGTACTTCTAGGAGGTGTCAACGATGTACGAACCAGATAACTTGCGTGAAGCGCTCAAGACGCTGATTGAATACAACACCGCTACTTTAACCACAACCCGTGATGGTAACGGTAATGAACGTGAAGCACGAATTGAAGACCTACAAGACATGAATCTTGATGTTCTATACGCAGTGTGTGATCTGCTTGGCATGGACGATTTGTACATGGAATAGGAGGCAATCAAATGAAAATCACGATTGATGATGAACTGATTGAGCAGTCCGTCAAGCAATCGATTAAAAAGCTGGGCCTAGTACCACTGAAAGGCAAAACCTGGGACGTTGAAGAGTTCCGCAAGAATTGTCTAGGCGGTAAAGGCCGAGCATGGGTCAAGCGTGAAATCTTTGATCGCTACCCAGAAACATATGTCGAGAACGGCGGCTTTGTCGTCGATCCATTTCCAGGAACGGGGCGTAAAACCATTATTTATGCCTACGATGCCAGCCTTTGGGTCAACGACCACTACCACGAATTTAATTGGGGAGCGAAGTAAATGACTATTGCTGTAATTCTATTGGGATTGTTAGTAGCGATTCTGTTTGTCGGTCTTGCTGATCTGACCAACAAAGTTGCTGCGCTTGAACGTCAAGCAGGTATCAATCGAGGTGGTAAACATGGGAACACTCAAGGCTAGTATCTGGTCGCTGTTAAGTGGCGGTTTCATGTATTTGTACATGACCAACCACTTTATCAAGGCGAACTGGGTAGCGCTGATCTGGATTGTACTGTTTTCAATCCAAGTTACTGTCAGCACAACAAAAAAAGGCACTACCGATCGCCGGTAATGCCGATAAAAAACCAAAATTCAAGGTGATTATAGCATGAAAGAAACGTATACGAAAGCCGATTTAGTCAAGGCTTGGCAGTCAGGCTATGAAGAAGGCTACCAAGACGCGCTGATTGACAATTATTTGGAAGACGAACCGAAATACGATTAGGAGGAGTAAATGAATACCGCTGAAATTATTGCTGCTATCGCAACAGTTGACCAGAAACGAGCTGACGGTGAAATCGATAAGCAATCCTACACGGACACTATCGACGCTTTGCAGCTTGAACTAGCTGACAAGCTGGACGCCATTGCCTGGCTGATTAACGACACCGAAAAAGATTTAGCTATCTACAACCACGAGCTGGAAAAGATGGCTGAAATCAAAAAGGAACGGGACAAGGCGAAAGCCCGTATTGACCGGTTGCAAGAATACGTCGGCTACATTGTAGCTAACTCAGGAACAGCGAAGGTCCGCACTGATAAGCACGTTTATAGCAAGCGAAAATCGCAAACAGTCGAATTTAGCGATGAAAGCCTAATCCCGGCTGATTATTGGAAGGAAACGGTCAAGGTTGATCGAAAGCCCGTTAAGGCTGAAATCAAGAAGGCAATCAAGGAAGGTAAAGAAGTGCCAGGCGCTTACCTAGCAACTAACTACAAGGGGGTCATTAAGTAATGGCAGACGAAAAGAAGAAGTCAGTATTTGAAACGTTGTCTGCGGTTGACGTTTCAAAGCACGTTGAAGTTATCAAGATGAAGAAAGGCCCTGCGCTTAGTTATGTCAGTTGGTCTTGGGCATGGAACTTTGTTAAGTCGATTTATCCAGATACACCAACGCCAAAGTTTACCAAGTATAAAGAAATGGTGCTAACAACGGCACAAGAGCCGTACAAGGTCAAGTATGGCAATCAAGAGTACACCAAATACCGTACTGTCGTTAAGCGTGCTGAACTGATTGATCGAGAAGTTCCATATCTAACCACGATGACTGGAACAATGGTCGAATGCACTATCACAATCGAAGGCGAACCGTATACGGAAAGCCTTTATGTCATGGATAACAACAACAACGCTGTTATCAATCCAACAATGAAGGAAATCAATAAAACGCAAAAGCGTTGTCTTGTTAAGACGCTTGCCCTTGCAGGCCTTGGCTTAAGCATTTATGCCGGCGAAGACTTGCCAATGGCTGACATCAACGAAGCTGACAAAGAGCAAGCAGCGCAGCGTAAGGAACAAGTTAATCAGCAACGCAAAATGAACGCATTGCAAGCCGAATATCGGCGCTTAATGACGGAGCTGATTAATCGGCTTAACGGCGATTCAAAGCGTGCTGAGGAGCTTGTGAAGGGCACTCTCGGCGATGGTAAACATAGCGGTGAAGAGTATGTAGATGCTGTTAAGGCACTGTTAGAAAGCGGGGAACAAAACTAATGATCAACAATGTAACTTTAACTGGTCATATTACGAAGGATTTAGAAAAGAAAGAAACCGGCAAGGGCACGTCAGTTGTCAACTTTTCGTTGGCAGTTGACCGCCGGTTCAAGGATTCAAACGGCAATCGTGAAGCTGATTTTATTGGCATTCAAGCGTGGGGCATGACTGCTGATCTGCTTTGCAAGTATTGCGGTAAGGGTTCGCTAATCGGAATTGAAGGCCGAATCCAAACTCGTAACTACGAAAACAATCAAGGTCAACGGGTCTATGTAACGGAAGTCGTGGCCGAAAATGTAACTTTTCTTGATTCCAAGAAGAACGATAACCAAGGCCAACAAGGCGGTTATCAGCAATCTAACGGCTATCAGAACGATAGCTATCAACAGCAACCGTTTGATAGCGCTTTGCCGTTTGACAACAGCGCCGATGATGTTCCGTTCTAATGCTGCGGAGCGGTAAAGCCTACTGGGAGCAGGGTGGGTGGTGGATTGCCCCAGACGAAACGCCAAACCTTAGTCATATTGAAACGATGTATGGCAAGGTCAGCGGTGTTCCGGTGGAGTACGAAATCCCAGATAGGCGAAAAGCAAGACCACGTCAGAGAAGACTATTCTTTGCACTGTTAAGCGATATTCACAGATGGTCAGGCGAACCGGCAGAGTGGTTGAAGGAATACTTTTACCTTCAATACACAATTAAGACGGCTGGCAAAGAGATTAGCTTGGCAAACGATACTGTTAGCACGGTATCAGACGCAACAGAGCTGATAAACCTGGTGATCGATTTCATCTTTGATTATCAAGTCCCGATCAACGATGGCTATCCATTGTTGCCACGTGATGAAAGCTATTTTCAGTTTAAGTGCATTCAACATCGGCGTTGCTTGATCTGCGGTCGTGCTGCTGACATCAACCATATCGATGAGGTCGGCATGGGTCGCAATCGTAACAAGCTGGACCATACGCAAGCAAGGTTATCAGCACTTTGCCGGGTTCACCATACGGAATGGCACCAGATAGGCAATCAAGAGTTCTGCAAGAAGTATCGCTTAACAAACCTTGGCGTGAAAGTAAACGCCGAAACTCTTAAACGAATCGGCATGAAGGGAGCATATCATGAGTAATTTATTGCTTGATGAAGAACCTATGATTGTTATTCCAAAACTAGCTGCTATCTTAGGCGGTTCTGATAGGGCAATTATTCTACAACAATTGCATTATTGGCTTAATAAGAGCGGTAAAACAATTGATGGCAGACGCTGGATATATAACACGATGGACGAATGGCACGATCAATTTTATTGGATTAAGTCAATCAGAACCATTAACAACCATTTCAAAAAACTTGAAGAAATGGGGCTGGTCATTACTGGGAACTATAACAAGAAAGGTTTTGATCGAACAAAGTGGTACACGATTGATTATGACCAATTGCACAAAATGGAAAATGCATTCTGCAAAAATTGCAAAATGGAACATGCAAAAGTTGCGGTATGCAATGAGCAAAATTTGCAGAATCCATTTAGCAAAAATTGCGTAAACAATACCAGAGATTACACAGAAACTACATCAGAGATTACAAAGAAAAATAATAGTCAGGCTCTGCCTGACAGTGTAGCTATCAGCGTAAAAACAATTGTTGACTATCTGAACGAAAAAACAGATAGCCACTACAAAGCAACCACACCAAAGACCAAGCAGCTAGTTCAAGCAAGACTTAAAGAAGGATTCACGGTTGATGATTTTAAAACAGTTATCGACAAGAAAACTGCCACTTGGCTGAACGACAACAAGATGAACAAATATTTACGGCCATTAACGCTGTTTGGAACTAAGTTTGAAGACTACTTGAACGAGAAAGTAAAGGGCCAACCAGACAAGAATGACCCTTACTACACCAAAAAGATTAATCCAATGACTGGTCAACCAGACCCTAACGGATATACACGATATCAAATGGACAACGAATACTGGTAGGAGGTGAAACATGCTGAACGTGAAGGACAGCGCCAAAGAAGGCGTTAAGAGCTTGAAGAAAATCTTTGCCAAAGAAGGTTGGGACCTTCCCGATGTTGATCTGACTGATAAGCAAGCAATGGCTGACTATCTTAAAAAGAAAGCTGAGCCGTTGCATGACGAATGGCGGAAAGAAAACGCCATGCACAACTTTAATCGGGTTTATCGCAAAAGCTTGTGGACTGGCGAACCGATTAAATTCACATATGCTGATTGGCAACCAAAGAAACAACCAAACGAGCAATTAGCCCGCAATTTAGGCAATCAATCGTACTTATTAGCCAAAGAGATTGCAGAAGGCAAACCATATCGGGTTTATCTAGCAGGAAGGCCAGGCACTGGCAAAACAAGCCTAGCGTTGGCAATGGTTGATTTCATCAGAAACAACTCGAACAAGACGGCTATGTTTGTTTCAACCGACGCACTAGCAGAACTGTATGCAATGCGTTTTGATGATAAACAAGCCCAAAACAGGCTTTATGAACTGAACGCCTATATGAAGGGCGACAAGCGATTGAAGATTGAGCCGGTGGACGTTCTAATCTTAGACGACTTTGGAACGGAAGGCGGTATGCGGACCGACAAACAAAGCCAAGTCCGAGTTGATATGCAAAAGGGACTGTTTGCAGTAGCAGACGCACGATACGGCAATCAAGCGACGATTGTAACAACAAACAACACGATGGCAGAGCTTGAAGCTATGTACAACGAGAAGCTATTAAGCAGACTGATAACACGGAATCAAAAGCGCCGACTGGTGTTTAACGGCATGGTTGATGTTCGAGCAAGCATGATTTAGAAGGTGAAGAAATGCTGAAAGTAACGAAAGACAAGATGATCTTAGACACCGAGCAAAGCTGCGCCTGGTGTGAAGGCTCAGGTTACCTGGACACGATCGAACGCAAGTGCCCGTTCTGTGAAGGCGATGGCATGCTGCGTATCGACCCGGCAATCGTACAGGTGATGAAGAGTTCCGGGCATTGGGACAGCAACAACGAAGTGGACGCAAGCTTAATGCATGATATGGGGGCATAGGATTTTGAAAAAATTAGTGAAAATCTTCGATGTACTGACAGTTCTTTCAATGGTATCAATTGGAGTTGGATTCGTCGTTGCCATTTGGTTTAACGGATTAATCGGCTTAAAGGTTATTTCAACGAGTTTTGCCAGCATGTTTGTTTGCATGTTAGTAGGTTTTTCACTGGATACTTATCGATGATCAAGCTGATTTTTCCGATCGAACCGGTGGCACAGGCTAGGCCACGAGCAAGAAGGTTCGGTAAAGGTATTCGGCTGTATGACCCGCCTAAAACTGCCACGTTTAAGCGCAAACTGCACAAGCTGGCAAAGGAAAGCTATCACGGCAAGCCGTTAGATGGCGAACTGGAAGTAACAGTTATCTTTGGTCGGTCGGTGCAGAAGTCGATAAGCAAAAAAGAACGCAAATTACGCCTATTAGGACGCCATAGACCGACAGTAAAACCGGACTTGGATAATTACATCAAAAGCACGTTGGACGCGCTCACGGGCGTTTTATGGGTAGATGACAACGCAATCGTGAAACTGGTTGCTGAAAAACGTTATATGGAGCAACCAAGAATTGAGATAGAAGTTAGGAGTATGACAAATGTTGACTAAAGAAAAGTTAAGCGAAATCACTGAGAATGCAATCGGGACGTTTCATTACACCTATGCCGTTGCAAAAGTAAGCTCACAAAACAGCTTTGCCATTCGGCTGTATGACCAACTGAACGATGAGCTGGTAGCAAATTCATATATCTACGAAGGTGATAAGCCGGGTCGGTTCACGATTGATTTTGTTCCAGAACGGAGCAACAAGACCGATCGTGTAGTGCTGCGTGATATTAACAGTCAGCTGTACGAATATTTCGATGAGCAATTCGAACCGAAATTTTATATCAGGCTACTAAACACCGATTATGGCTATTTGACACGGGTAGAAGGTACAGATTCATGGAGCGTAACATCGTTGAAAATTGCCAAGATGAGCGGTCAAAAAGCGACGTTCACGGCTGATGAAATCAACGAAATCGCAAAAAGTGAATTATGCGCCAACTTAAGCCCTATGGATTTATGGCGAGCTGCTGAAGAAGTCGAGGAGGATTAGGCATGGTATCAAGCTACAAAGGGACTGAAAATAACGAACAGCCAAAGCAGTTGATTTTGACCGCAAAGCAAACCACGACTAGTTATTCGAAATACTATATCAATGGTGTTTTTCGGAACGAGTGTGCAAAGATCGATTATGCACGGCGAAACGGAACGCTATATCGAGCAGATGGAATTTACGGCGAACTGATTGCGATTGCACCAGAACAGATTATCGACATCATAGAGGGGCAAGAAGATGAAAATCAAGATTGACGATAGCTACTACATTACGAGCGACGCATATAATCCGGCGATTCTGGTCCGAACGGGTATTAATCGAAAGACCGGCGAACGGGTGGAATTGAAGCGTTGGTATTGTGGCAATAAGTTAGGTGCTGCGATTGATCGTTATATCAAGCAGACCGCAAACGATAGCGACGAGATAACGACAATGCAGGGCTATGCTGCGTTGGTTGATAGTGTTGAAAAGCGAGTAAACGCAATGTTGGAGGAAAAAGAATGAAAGCAGTAAAAAGGCTATTCGGAGTGTTGTTTTTTGTATCATGGCTAGCTACGTTTGTCGGAGCTTTTATTTATTTTTGGTTTGATGGTTCTAATGCTGCCATTGGCGACAAGGTGTTTTCAATTGCGTTGACAGGTGCAGTGGTTTTCGGTGGTGCATATCTAATCCTGAAGGAGCAAGAATAATGAGCAGTAAACGGGCACGGGAACATGCAGGGCTTGTACTTGCGTTGAAAGCATTCAAGCGCTGCTATCGTGCCAACGGGCCAGGTGTTCATGGTCCACGTTGGCGGGCATATCGAACGGAGCGAGAAAAGGAAATGAGGTGTTGGCGATGAAGCTGTTTTTAAACGCAGCTATTGTAGTTAGCTTCTTCGGCGTAGCCGCAACTACTATCTGGGTGATCTGGGATCAGGAAGGATTTTCTAATGCTGAGAAGGCCGCTGTATCAGCGTTAATCGTATTTGTGATTGCGCTGCTGTGCAAGTTGGTATGGGTTGTTGTAAAGGAGCTGTGACGATGACTGACAAAGAACTAGTCGAAGTGTCAAGCAGAGCGTGGGACGCCTTTGTTGATCAGCTACCAGAAAAAATTACCGGCCGTGACTTGCTGAAGATTATTATTTGTTTTGTCGTGAACATTGCGAATGCTGCAGGCACGAGGCCAACTACCGTATGCATGATGATGTATGACAGACTGAATGCTGAACGGCATTGCGTTAAGGTCGTTAATAGTGTTGAGAATGTATTGTGTTTTATCAACATTGTCACGCTGATAGTTGGAACAGTATGTGTGCTTTGGTTCAACTATCAGCTTGGCACAAAGCTATTTGGTGTAGGCTGCATATGCATTCTGGCATGTTGTGCATTGGAATTTGTAATGAAGGTGATTGATAGATGGCTTTGATCGAACACAAGCGTTTAATTTTAAATGATGGCAAAGTTGGCTGGATTGCATACGATACCGAATTTGTTGACTGCCTTGATGACGGCATCACGATTTATCGCAAACCCGGCGAAAACTACTTTACCGATGACGGATATACGACATTTAACCTCGACTGCTTTGTGCCAAGTTGGCGAGAAGACGGTACCGTTAAGAAGATTTGCAAACGCTATGGTTGCAAGATGAAAGGCGATAACGAAGAACTACAAGCACCACATGATAGCCAGCTAATCCAGGCAATTCTCGCCATCTACGCGTGGATTGAATTTAAGGGGCGTGGATTATGAAATTATATAAAGTGACTTTTTCTGGTCGTCGGCATATCGGTAATTGGATAGTGGCTGCTGGTTGCAAAAAACAAGCAGTCGGCCTGATTGTCAACCACTTAAATTGGCGTATGCAGCTGCGAGGCATCACTTATCAAACTACAGATTTTCATGCTAAAAAAATCGATATTGATTCAATCAAAAAGCCAACGATTATTGATTAGGAGGACGAACGATGAGCAGTAAACGAATCAACGAGTTTAGCAAGAAACTCAAAGCACTTGATAACCATCTAGGTTTTAAAGTTTTAGAAAATACTGAGGCAAATTTAAACGGCAGTTTTGTTAGCCTTAGCAAAAAAGGAAATGTTTTGATCACCTATGGCAACGATACTGTATTTGAATTGACCACTGTCGATGAGACCCCAGTAATTGATCTAGACTCTATCTACGTTGATAAAGATAACTCTGTTCTGTTTGGCAATTTAATTGAGTTGTGTGGTGAGTACTTAGATGCATTTTTTGATGGTGATCAGCATGAGCACTAGACGAGCACGAAGCCACAAGCGCGATGTCTTTCTAGATGTCAAGGCTAGAAAATTCTGGAAAACATTCGACCAAGAAGGGCTTATGCATAAGGATATTAGGAAATTCGCTGACCGACCGCGCAAATTCCGTAAACGTGCTTATCATCGCGCGAAAGAGATTGAAAATAAAAGCCTGAAGACGGAGCCACTAGGATTGCTGCGGTTCGTAAAAGCTCCGTTTGACCAGGATCCATTTGAACCGTTTTGGGCAACAAAGGAGGAACAGCATGAGCACTAGACGAGCAAAACAGCACAAGGAAGATAACTACGTTATTATTCCTTATCGAAAATGGTTGAAAGTATACGACGAAAAGGGTTTTTACTATAAATTGCTTCGGAAATATGAAAATCTAGGCCGACCGCGTAAGTTCAGAAAACAAAATTATAAACGCGAAAAAATAATTGAAATGAAATCCAGAGAAAAAGAAGTATTTGAAGCTTATTCAAGGAATAAGTTAGCTATTGAACATCACTTGAATGATAACGCAATTATCGAATTGGTGGGGTGGGGAAATGATTAACGACGTAGAGTGAGCATTCCGCAACAACGAACTGGTAACGCTGATCGACGGTTTTAGGTTGTATCAAATCGTCGAGCTGAACAAGCTGAATAAAACCGTGCTGCTTGATGAGATGTACAACGATGAAGGGCATTACTACTCAAAGCACTTTCCGAAGATCTTAACCGGTTGGGAAAGCGTATATACGACTGGAAGGCATGTAATCGAAAGCGAGGGGCAGCATGAATAATAGAAACTGGAACGGATTAGACTTTGTCTTAACTTTGTGTTTGTTGTTCTGGGCGTTAGTAGCATTGGCAGTCTTGAAAATGGTGGTTGGTTAGATGATTGACATGGAAGAGTTTTGCCAGTTGGAGAACTGGTATCGAACAACGTACCCCGATTTATATCTGGAGTATGACTTTCTGGACGATGATGGTTGCCCAGACGGCGAAATGGCAACAGCGAAGTACAAGAAGCTGCAAGAGATGATTAAGGAAATGCGAGCAAGCTATCATAAGCCCGGACAAAGCGTTGATAACTTTGCTATCGAAGCCGAGATTTACGAAAAGCAAAAGGAAGCGCTAGAACAGGGTAAAAGCTGGCATTGGGTTATCGAGAACGTGCCAATTTCTAGAAGCAGCTATCTTTACCATGTTCGGAAAAATGGTGCGTTAAAGGTTATGCACCAAAAGTTGCCGTCATTTAAAAGGCCTGGCGTGGAAATCACCATTAAAGATTTAAAGCTAGGTAAAGTCATGCACTATATCAGCATTCAAGCAGCAGAACGGGCGTTAGGCTTTAAAGCTCATGCGCTACACAACTATTTGAAACGCCGGCAAGAAAAGCCATATCTGGGTCGCTATGAAGTCGAAAGGGGTTAGGGCATGGCAGTTAAACAAGCAGAATTATTTGACGAAATCGATGAGCAGGCAACCCGTCAAGCGGTGCGCGATTTCTTTTTTGATGATGGTTTCAACAAGCGGACGTTTAGCCATATTCTACGCAAAGCAGGGTCAGGCGACATTAAAAGCCCGTCATTGTCTGCTGACGGCGGTTTCGGTGGTAGTGGTGGAAATCACAACGAAGACGCTTTTATCGCTCACACGGAGTACTCACGTGCGTTAAATGCGGTGTATGACGCAATCAACAATTGTTTGAGCGAAGAAAGCCGTGTTATTCTTAAAAACCGGTTTGTCAAGCGAGAACAAGTAGAAGACGTCAAAGAGCTGCTGCATATCAGTAGCAACAAGAGCTGGCACAAGTCAGAGAAATTCGCATGCTATGAGTTTTCCGAAACAATCGAAACAGCTATTGCGAAATATCAAGTTGAAGAGCTGTTCCCTACGTTTACAATCATGAAGAAAGCAACTGCTTAAAAAGTGGTATATAAGGTAGTACCAACCGGAGTACTAAGAGGGGATTAAACAACCCTTGAAAATGCGTTATATTGGTATTGTGCCAGAGATGGCATAAGAACCTTTTGTTCCGATGGTCTTTCAAATTTGTTGGAAATGAAATCCTTTCAAGACGATTGTTTAAGTTGGTCATACTTTGATTTCTAAGCTTGCATGCGCAATAAAAAATATTCGCGAATTGCAAAGCGACTTTTTACCTAACGAGCGGGAAACCGCTTGTTATACCGTATAAGATGGCAAATGATTACTTCCGTAAACCTTTAGACTTGATCGCTCCAATATTGATCGTTTGCGAGGCGGTGCGATTCCGTCTTACGGTATTACTACTCGAAAGACACGACGGGTAGTAGGAAGGTCCCAGGCGGGCTTGCTGCTAACGCTTTTTTGAACGATCCACCTGCGTTAGCAGCATGCAAAAGTGGTGCGAGTCCACTACCTATCCTTTGCCAGAAATGGCACAAATTAAACGGGTTGCATAATCCTTTGCATATGTTATCCTTCCGGCATGGTGTTCCTTATCAACGCCGGCGGGTTTTGTGTCTTTAGCTCAATGGGCGAGCAGCCGCCTATGCGGAAGATGCGGGTTCGATTCCTGCGGGATACGTTGCCTACGGGCAAAAATAAAACTATTTTTCGTTGAGTTACACAAATAAATAGTTTTGGCGTGTACGTTAACAGTGGTCGTTGGCGTGCTGCTTATGCATCAATTTCATTGACGGGTTTCGGCCCGTCTTTTTTATTTGGTCAGGAGAGCGAACGAATGTTTATCACAAAGAAATACGGGCTAGTTAGTAGCCGGTCTGAGTATATCATGTTGGCTTATGCTGACCGGATATGCAGAGAGCGACACAAGGCCGAGAATGAACGACACGAGCCCGTTAAAACAAACATTGATAAAAAGGCCAGGTATAGTGTTAAACCGCCGAAAATGAAGTTGTGAGGTGTGATTATGGAACAGATTCAAGAAGTACCAATTGGCGATGTAAAACCATACGAAAACAACCCACGTGATAACGATAGAGCGGTTGACGCTTTAGCTAAAAGCATTAAAAGTTTCGGCTGGCAACAACCAATCGTGGTTGACAAAAATATGGTTGTCATTGTAGGCCACACGAGATTAAAGGCTGCCAAGAAGTTGGGCGCTGAAAAAGTTCCGGTTGTGATCGCAGAAAACCTAACCGATGAACAAGCCAAGGCGTACCGGTTGGCGGATAACAAAACCGGTGAAAATGCTGTTTGGGATAACAAAAAGCTACTAGAAGAGCTCAGCTCATTTGATACCAAAGATTTATTTACCGGCTTTAAAACATCGGAAATCTTTGAAGATGTTTTAGATGAGCAGGGCAACTCGCCAATTGACGAGAACGAGAAGGGCGTTACATATTCAGTTAGCTTGAAAACTCAGAACAAAGAGCTGTACGAGCAAGTTAAGCACTTTATCGAGGGAGTGAAAACACTTGACCAGTAAAGTTTTAATCGCTGAAATATCTGGCAAGCGTCCTGGTACGGTTAAGGAACGACCGACAGAGAAGTTCAAGTTTGACTGGGACAAGGTTATCATTTCAAACAATTCAGATGGTTATGATACTGACTGGGAAATCGTTAATGTTCCAGAAGATTATCAAGAGTGGTATAAGCAGCACGCTAAGATGAGCGATTCAGCTTATTACGCACCGATGAACCGGAGCTACGCAATTAAGTATGCACGGGAACACGGATACAAGTATCTGGTTCAGTTAGACGATAACATTCTGCAGTTCCATATTCGCTATGCGATTGATGACAGATCTTACACAACGTCAGCTTCAACACCACACATTGAAGAGTTGCCACAAGATATGTTCAAGTATTTCGAACTTGTACTTGATAACACTAACGCCGGGATTGTAGGCATGACTGTAACAGGTGCTAGTTTGCCAGGTAGTGATTTTCTGCGTGAACGATATGTATACTCGGCATTCATGCTGAAACTGGATTCGATACCGGATTATTATCAGGGCGATTTTGAAGACGATATCGAATTTAGATTAAAGCTAAAACAAATGCAGGTGCCAAGTGTTATGGTTTGCCCGTTCCAGTACAACAAAACAGCACAGGGCGATGATGATGATCTAACCGGTAATCGAACAGCATATAAGAACGCCGGATTAAAGCGGGGGGAACATATGTCAAAGCTATATGGCGATATTTACTCTCGTGGGTGGTCTTCACGTGGCAGTGGTACCAAACGCAAAGCGGGTGTCAAGAAATTCAGACACAAAATTAAGCCATTTAAGGTTGGCGTACGAATTCAAAACCTTAAGCTGCTTGAAGATGAGATGTCGAGAATGCTAGCCAAGTATGCGACAAAATGTAGCACACAAATCAAGTATTCAGAAAGTTAACGAAAGGCGGTGAGCATTGTTGTTATGTCAAAAGGAATTTACAAAGAGTGGCTGACACTAGAAAAACTATCACTGCTAGAAGGTTGGAAACGAAACGGTCTGACTGATGAGCAGATAGCACACAACATCGGTATTAATGTTCGTACGTTAGACAAGTGGAAAGTTAAGTATAGTCAGATAGGGCAGTCTTTAAAAGTTGGGCACGAGGCTGCGAACTTGATTGTCGAACGTGAGTTGTTTCAAAAGGCGGTTAAGGGTAACACAACCGCAATGATCTTTTGGTTAAAGAACAATTGGCGCGATAAGTACAACGATAGCGCTTTGTCGCCTGAAGAACGAGAAATGACAAAGGCACGCAAAGAAAATGTTATCCAAGATACCCGTATCAAGAAACTTAAAGCGGACGTCATGGAGCGTCTGGGAGCTGAAAGCAACGAACAGCTTGATATGCTGATGGACAAACTTATTAAAGAGGCGGACAAAGAACATGACGCTGAAGAACATACTGACAAGCAAACAGATTAAGGTGCTGCAATCATATCTGCACGATGATTGGAAGTATCTTATCTTGTCTGGAGCAGTTCGGAGTGGCAAAACGTATATCGATAACTACTTGTTTATTTTGGAACTGCGAAGAATTGCGAAGGTTGCTGCTGCACGTCATGACCCTAAGCCACAGTTTATCCTTGCAGGTTTCAGTTCTAACACGATTTATAACAACGTTATTAGTTCGTTAAGCTCACAGTTTGGCATTGACCTGACACCAGACAAGCACGGGCATTATCATTTATTTGGCGTTGATATAGTGCCAGCTTATACGGGTAGCATACGGGGTATGAGTGGCATTCGTGGTATGACTGCCTACGGAGCCTACATCAATGAATGTAGTTTAGCGGTGCATGAAGTGTTTCAAGAAATTCTTGACCGTTGTTCAGTCGAAGGCGCACGGGTTATCTGCGACACCAACCCCGACAACCCACAACATTTTTTGAAAACTGACTATATCGATAACCACAAGCCGGAAGCACGCATTAAGACATTCTCGTTTGTGCTAGATGATAACCCCACTTTGTCGCGCGATTATGTCGATGCATTAAAGGCTGCTACACCTAGTGGGGTCTTTTATGACAGGCGTATTTTAGGCCAGTGGGTCAGCGGTGATGGCATTGTCTATCGTGATTTTGACAAACGAACGATGATGATAGACAAGCAGGACTTACCGGACAATCTAAGCTATTATTGCGGTGTCGACTGGGGGTTTGAACACGCCGGTGTTATCACTGTTTTTGGCGATGATAAGCAAGGCAACGTCTATTTAATCGAAGAGCACACGAAACAGTTTAAATTTATTGAGTATTGGAAAAACATTGCGAAGGATATTCAAGCCAAGTACGGCCGGAATATCTTTTTTTGGTGCGATAGTGCACGGCCTGATAACGTGAGCGAGTTTCAACAAGCTGGTATTCAAGCCCGTAATGCTAACAAATCGAAAATGGCGGGTATTGAAAAGGTTAGCGAGTACATGAAACAAGGCAAGTTCTTTGCCGTTAAAGAAGGCGTTAACCAGTTTCTGGACGAAATCTATCAGTATGTTTGGGACGACAAGACCGGCGAGCCAGTCAAAGAGAACGACCACGTGATGGATTCCATGCGCTATGCGATATATAACCAACACCGCGACAACCAAGCACGGACGATTCGTTCAAGATATTTCTGATTAAACGCATATCGCGTGCGTTTAATAGCTACGAAAAAGAGGTGAGAGAATGTCAATTCAGAAAACGATTAGCGAAAACTGCTATGTTACGAAAGAAGGCGTATATCTGTTTGCCGGTGAAGAGCTGGACACGACCAGCTTAATGCAGTTCATCAACGATAATCGCCAACGGTCTACGAAGTATAACCATTACTATGATCTGTATAGCGGTAATCATGACATTCTGCATAAGCCACATGATCGATCTTTTAGACCTGACAACCGTATCATTAGCAACTGGGCTAACTATGTTGTTGATACGTATGTCGGCTATTTTATCGGTAAGCCACCTAAGATTGCGTTAGATGATGATAGCACTAACGAACGATTGCAAGACTGGTTGAACGCCAATTCGTTCCAAGACAAGCTGAGCGAAGTTGCCAAGCAAGTTGCTATCTATGGCCGGTCTTACATGATGGCCTATCAGAACGAGAACAGCGAAACTGAAATTGCGGTTGCTGCGCCCGATAGTAGTTTCATGATCTACGACACCACGATTAAGCGAAATCCCGTTGCGTTTGTGCGGTATTCGAGTTACAACAATCAGTTAAGCGGTGAAGTCTATACCGACAAAGAAATCACGTATTTTGGCAACGATGGCAAGGTAGAAGAACAAATCAACCATGTGTTTGGCTTTGTTCCTGCTGCTGAGTTTTACGCTAACGATGAGCGCCTTTCGCTGATTGGCAAGATTGATACGTTGGTCGAAGAGTATGACCGTGCTATCAGTCAGAAGGCAAACCAAGTTGCTTATTTCGACAACGCTTATCTTAAGATTCTGGGTATTCCTTTGCCAACGGACGATGATGGCAAAACGGTTCTCAATCTTGAGCAAGACCACGTGCTTTACTCGCCGAGTGCAGATGCTGCGCAAGGAGAAGTCGATTTTATTACCAAGCCAGATGGCGACGGCATGCAAGAAAACATGCTTAGTCGCTTGAAAGATGATATTTTTCAAACGGCGATGGTTGCCAACCTTAACGATGAAGCATTTAGCGGTAACGCAAGCGGGGTTGCAATCCGCTATAAGCTGTTGAGCATGCAGAATCAAGCTGCGTTTGAAGACCGCAAGTTTGCTATCAGTTTGCGTCAACTGTTAGGCACTGCGTTAGGTCTGGGCAAGGCGATTGGCACAGTTAGCCGTGCTGATGTCATGAAAGACTTGCAAATCGTGCCAGCACGTAACATTCCGCTTGATGTCGAGAACGAAGCACAAACTGCGTCTACGTTGTCAGGTATCGTATCGAAGGAAACCCAGTTAAGCACGCTGTCAATCGTTGACGATCCGAAGAAGGAAATCGAGCGTATGCGAGAAGAACAAGCGGAAGACGTGCGCAACAACCTTCAAGCTATGCCGTCCATGACTGATCAGCAAAAGCAAGACACCGAAAGCGATGATGTAAATGCCGAGTAGCTATTGGGAAGAGCGAGCAAAGCAAGAAAAGGCCTGGCAACTCAAACAGCTTGAAAACGATGCAGAGTTTGGCAAACTGTTAGATACCTATTACAACCAAGCTATCGAAGACATTAACGATAGTATCGAAAAAGAGCTTAACCGTGTAGGCAAGGACCAAGTAACGCAAATGGACGTCAAAGCGTATGAAACCAAGGCTAAGTCAATCGTGGCTGAGGCGGAGAAAATGCGGGCTAATGGCCAGAAAGTAACGTATGCTGATTTTAGCGACCAAGTGAACCAACGCTTGAAGGTCTACAACGCTACAATGCGAATCAACCGGCTTGAACATCTTAAGTCTGAAGTTGGTCTTGATATGCTGCGAGCTAACATCAAAGTCGATTCTAGTCTGCGAGATAAGTTAAGCGGTGATTATCAGAAAGAAGTCATTAGGCAAGCCGGTATCATGATGGACAGTGCGCAACGTTCACCTTGGACTGGCAAGGACGCTGCTAAAATCCTAATGGCACAGACCAACGGGGCAACGTTTAGCCAACGTTTGTGGGCTGACCAAGATGCCCTTAAAGCCAAGCTAGACCAAGTTTTAAGTGTTGGCATGATACAGGGTCAAAACCCACGTAAAATGGCTACACGGCTACGTGAGCAGGTCAAAACAGCGGTTGGCAATCAAAGATATGTAACCGAGCGATTAGCACGAACTGAGAGCGCGAGAATCCAAACAAGCGTGCAATTGGAATCGATTAAAAAGCACGGTTACAACTACGTGCAATGGCTTGCTGAGCCGAAAGCGTGCCCTGCTTGTCGAGCGATTGCAAGCCGTGATAGTGGATTCGGCGAAGGTGTCTACAAAGTCGCTAAAGTGCCAAAGATTCCAGATTCTACCCACCCAAATTGCCGGTGCAGCATTTCTGAAACGTGGGTTGATGGCAAAGATGATAACCTTGTCGGTGGCAAACGTTCAAAGGCGCTTGAAAAAGCTATTGGTGTAAAGAAAGTTTAGCTGCGTGTTAGGCTTTTTTATTTTCCAAATTAAAAACAAAATCGAGAGAACTCAAGCATGGCTAGGGTTCTCTTTTTTCATGCTTAAATTTCTGGTCTTTTTGACTTACTTGCAGACCCAAAAGAACAAGTTCGGACTATATAGCCGACCGGGCTTAAAACGAGGTGTATTTATGAGTTTTGATGAACAACAACATGGGTTGCCTATGGACTTGCAATTTTTCGCTGAACAGGGCGAAGGTTCGAACGGTGCACCAGATAACGAACCTGACCAAACGAGCGAAAGCAAAAACGAAAGCGATAAAGCGCAAGACAATCAGCCCAAGACGTTCACGCAAGATGAAGTAAACAAGATTGTTAGTCAACGTTTGGAGCGCCAAAAGGAACAACTTAAGGCTAAGGAAGACGAGGCCAAGAAGTTGTCGCGTATGAATGCCGAGCAAAAGGCTAACTACGAATTAGAGAAAGCAAACAAGCGGGCCGAAGAAGCTGCTGCAAAGCTGGCACGCTATGAAATGCGCGACAGTGCCAAGCAAATGTTGGCAGACGGCGGTTTTAACAACGCTGATAATAATCTGCTTGATCTGGTTGTAACTGATACCGCCGAAAGCACTCAAACAAACGTGAACGTGCTGCTGACTGCGATTGAGGCGATTCGAGAAGATGAACGAAACAAACTTTTAGCGGGGAAGACGCCTAAGGTAGGCGGGAAGGAAATCAAGCCGGTATCAGCGCAAGAGCTTTTAAAGATGAGCACGGCTGAACGAGTTAAGTTTCAACGAGAAAACCCCGCTGAATATGCACGTATTTTAGGAGGTAACTAAATATGGCAGATAACATGACGACAATTGCAGACTTGGTAAATCCAGAAGTCAACGCACCTATTGTTCAATACACGATGGAACACGCAATGCGGTTTACGCCACTTGCGCAAGTTGATTCTACTTTGGTAGGCAACGCGGGCGACACGCTGAAGTTCCCTAAGTTCACCTACATTGGCGACGCTAAAAACATCGCCGAAGGTCAGGCAATCCCACTGGACAAGCTGGGTACTAAGACGGCCAGCGTTAAGGTACAAAAGGCTGCTAAGGGTACGCGAATCACTGATGAAGCTGTTTTGTCTGGCTATGGCGATGTAATGGGTGAAACTAACCGTCAACTTGGTATGAGCATTGCTGATTTTGTTGATACGCAACTGCTGACCGCTGCTAAGGGTGGCACGCAAAAGGTTACGATTGCGCCAACGGTTGAAGGCCTGCAAACTGCGCTTGATATGTTCAACGATGAAGATGATTCAACGGTTGTAGCTGTCATGAGTCCTAAGACCGCATCTAAGTTGCGTATGGACGCAATCAACAAGAAAATGGGTAGTGAAGCCGGCGCAAACCAAGTGATCAACGGCACTTACTATGATGTTCTGGGCGCTCAAATCGTACGGAGCAAGAAGTTAGCTGATACCGATATGATTCTGATCAAGGCTAACGCAACTTCACCAGCACTTAAATTGGTTATGAAGCGCAATGTTGCCGTTGAAACGCAACGTGATATCGTAACTAAGTCTACGATCATGACGGCCGATGAACATTTCGCTGCTTACCTGTATGACGACACGAAGGTGGTTGTCGCAACGGTTCAAGACGCAACGGGCGTTGGCAAGTAAAGGGTGATCTATCATGGCAAGTCTTGACGATCTGAAAACAATGCTAGGGCTTGCGACTGATGACACAAGCCAAGATTCTGTTTTGGCGCTGATTTTAAAAAACACTGACTTACAACTGCGGTTTAAGTTAGCCTTAGACACTGGCGTGCAAGCCCCTAACGAGTTAGCTTATATCCCGATTGAAGTTGCTGTACGGCGCTATAATCGCTTAAAAAACGAAGGTATGACGTCATATACCCAAGAAGGTGAAAGCATCACGTTTAACAGCAACGATTTCGATGATTTCCAGGCTGATATCGACGACTGGCGCAAGCGCCATAGTCATGGCGTACTAACTACGGTTGACCCGTTCTATTGGAAGCGGGGCGATTAAATGCGTTTTGACCACGTTATCAAGTTCTATGACAAGTCAGAACGGCACTACGACCCGAAAACGCACGGCTATGTAGGCGGCGAAAAGCTAGTTTCAGCCTTGCATGGCAACGTTACTGATGTCGGTACGGTTAAGTCGGTGCAATTGTTCGGCGATTATAAGCAGAACAGTCTAGTGATACGACTTTATGCTGCACCGCCTAAGTGGTCATACCTGACCATTGACGATGGAAAGCAAAAGTATGTACTGCAGACAATGCGAAAACCGTTAAAACTGTTCACTTTGATTGTAGGTGAAAGCAATGGCTAAAGTAACGTTTCAAATTAAAGGCGCTAGGGAACTACAACGAGCAATCGCCAAGCGACCTATGATGATGGCGACGCAAACGAAAACGATTGTTGCTAAACATGGTGCGTTGCTTAAGACGAAAACGGCACAGAACATGGCTGCTGCGTATACAGCTGGTTATGCAACTGGTGCTACTAGACGTTCGCTGTCTACTACGTTCTCAAACGCTGGCATGACGGTAGCTGTTGCACCACACACTGAGTATTTCCCTTACTTGGAATTCGGTTCTCGATTCATGTCGGCACGGCCTACACTTAAACCGGCATTTGCGTACCAGAGTGTTCAGTTTGTTAACGATCTAAAGAAAATGATGAAGTAAGGAAGGGAGCGAAGGCATGATACCTGAACAGGAACTATTCGACGCAGTATTTTCCAAAGCGCAAGAGCTAGGCTATACCGTGTATGATCATTTGCCGTTGGAGAGCGAGAATGCCCCATACCCGTTCGTTAACGTTGGTGATGTAAATTCCACCATTAGCCCGTACAAAGACGCTTATGGGGCTAGAATCGATGTCACACTTAACGTGTGGGATATTGGAGAGAATCGCTATAACGTGGCAAAAATGATGAACGCCTTGTCTGCAATCGGACAGGGCGTTTTACTTTCCGAAAATTTCCGGTTCGTGGGCAGGCCGTCGCTTAACAGCAATCAAATTATCACTGATACGAGCGTTCAAGATACCGTGTTAATGCACGGCATTGTGTCGCTTGTATTTGAACTAAGTTAGGAGTGAGAGAATGGCAAATACTGATTTAGAGAAAATCCAGGGTGTTAATGTCGTTGTCTATGCCCGCAAATTGGCAGAGGCTGCTAAAGTAGCCGGTCAGCTTATCCCATATCAAACGAGCTTGAACATCGACCCACAGCGTGATTCCGACAAAAAGAAAACTAAGTCTGGCACGGTAACTACGACGTCGAGTTTGGAAACTGATTTCAAGTTTGAATTTGTCAACAACTGGTCCAAGATTGCCGACCAGCTGCTTGATTCCATTTTCGACAACGAAGAAATGGAGTTCTGGGCAGTCAACCGACAACGCAAGAATGCGGACGGTCAGTACTATGCACTGTATCTGCGGGGCAAGGTTACCGAAGACAGCAACGACAACGACCCGGACGATGTTTCGAGCCGTGAAACGACTATCACGGTTGACTATGGTCCAGTTCGTGGCTGGGTAACGCTGAGCGAAGACCAAGAGGCAGAATTGGCTTACATTTTCCGCGGTGTTGGTGCAATTGAAGGCACGCCAAAGAATGATGGTACTGATGGCGCTGGTAAGGCTTGGAACAAAGAAACTGACGCCGGACAAGGCGTTGGCGACAACTAGGAGGGCTTTAAATGCAAATCAAAGTTAACGGGAAGGACGTCAACCTAAACTTTGGCGTCCGTTTTATTCGCGAACTTGATCAAAAAGTCGGCTTGACGCTGACGGTTCAAGGTATCAAGCAAAATTTCGGTATGGCGCTGACTAAGGTTCTCCCAGCGCTGCAAAGCTATGATGTCGCTGTTCTGGCTGACTTGCTTTACTGCGCTGCATGGGACAACCAAAAGCGACCATCTTTGAGCGATATTGACGCTTACCTTGACGACACGAATACCGATATTGATAAGCTGTTTGATGATGTTCAACACGAACTTAAATCGAGCAATGCTGCACGGACTGCGACAAAAAATCTGAAAGCCTAGATAGTCAAGAGAACGACCAGACAAGCGAAGAGACATATCGCATGATTCTGGTCAACTGCCTGGCATATCTAGGCTTTAATGATCTAAAACAGGCAGAGCGTATCACGTTGGCTGAGTATCAACTGCGGCTTGAAGCGTACGAGCTGCGAGCAATTCGCAAGCGTGAAGACCAGGCATATCAAGCGTGGTACAACTATGCTGTTCAGGCAACCACTGGTGGCAAAAATCCAAAGTGGAAGTACGCGTCTGTTCAAAAGTTCCTTAAAGATGTCGGTATAACCAAGTCATTATCGGCGATTAACGCCCAGTATGGACGTTCTAACGACAATGACAAGGAAAACACCACGAAACTGTTTCAGCAGCGCTACAAGGAATTTCAAGAGCTAAAAAAGCGTGGACTGATTGATATGCAAGCATGGAAAGGTGGCGGTTAGAGTGGCACAAGAAATGAGTATCGAGGCGATTCTTTCCGCCGTCGATCAAAATTTCACCAAAACGATGGAAGCTGCTGTTGATAGCCTTAGCAAAGTAGTTGGTGAAAGCAATCAGTCAGCAAGCAAGTTTGCTGCGAATGGAGCTATGTTTGGTGCTGGTGCTGCGGTTGTAGCTGGAGCACTTGGAATGATCAAAAATAGCGTTGGCGAAATCTTTTCTGGCCTTGAAGAATCAAGTGCTGCATGGCAAACATTTGACAGTAACATGTCATATATTGGAAAGTCGAAAAGCCAAATTAGCAAGGTTAGGTCAGAGCTTACCAAATATGCTGCACAAACGATTTATTCATCGTCTGAAATGGCTTCAACGTACAGTCAGTTAGCTGCGGTTGGTATCAAAAACACAACGAAACTTGTTAAAGGTTTCGGTGGTCTTGCTGCTGCTTCTGATAATCCAAAACAAGCGATGAAAACATTGTCGCAACAAGCAACACAAATGGCTGCTAAACCAACAGTGCAGTGGCAAGATTTCAGGCTTATGCTTGAACAAACGCCGGCCGGTATTTCAGCTGTTGCAAAGGCGATGGGCATGTCTACGTCGCAAATGGTTTCTGCTGTTAATGATGGCAAAATCAAAACGGAAGATTTTTTCAAAGCAATTGAAAAAGTTGGTACAAATAAATCTTTCTCAAAAATGGCTACGCACTATAAAACTATGGGGCAAGCCTTGGACGGTCTTAAAGAAACGATTGCCAATCAATTGTTGCCGGTATATATGCAATTGAGCGCGGTTGGAACTAAAGCAATTTCTGGAATTGTCAACGCAATTGATAGTGGTGGTCCTGCAATTAAAATAATCACCGGCTTAGGTATAGCTTTGATGACTTTCATCGGTATTGTAACGGCGGTTGGTATAGCATTGAAACTCGCTTCACTTGCTGAAATGGCATTTAATGCGGTGTTTTCACTCAATCCGGTTATTTTGATCATTGCGGGTATCACTGCATTAATTGCTGCACTTGCTTACTTTTTCACTCAAACAGAGGCGGGCAAAAAGGCGTGGAAATCGTTCTGCGATGTTGCAACTGCTGCATGGAACGCTTTCTATCCAATTATCAAACCGGCGATTGATATGATTGTTGACGCTTGGAACGGCTTGGTGCAAGCGGTCCAAACTGCTTGGCAAATGCTTCAACCAGTATTTAGTGCTTTGGTACAAGCATTCCAAGCTTTCATGCCGACTATCAAAATGATTGCAGAAGTCATTGGTATAGTGCTTGTTGGCGCAATTGTTGCAGTTGTCTATGCGGTTGCCGGTTTAATTACTGGAATCATGACAATCATTACAACGCTTATGCCGTTGATTCAAGCGGCTATCGGCATTATCCAAGCTGCATTATCAGCGATTATGTATCTAATCGGCGCACTTGTATCTGGTTTTGCCGGTTCACTTTCCGGGCTGATTCAAATTGCCCAGTCAATCTGGGACGGCGTTGTCGCTGTGTTCCAAGGTGGTTGGCAAGTGCTTAAAGGTGTGTTCGATGTCTTTATGGGCATTATCACCGGTAACTGGACGCAAGCATGGAATGGTATCAAAGCAATATTCAGCGGTATCTGGACTGCACTTTCTGGAGTGGCGCAAGCCGGTTGGGGAGTGCTTAAGGGTATCTTTAGCGCCGGTGTTGGCTTTATCAAAGGCGTTATGCACTTTAGCCTTAGCGCTGAAGGTGAAGCGATCATGAATAGTCTGCTTGGCGGGCTTAAGCGTGCTTGGGAAAGTGTTAAGTCATTTGTCGGTGGCATTGGCAAGTGGATTAAAGCCCACAAAGGGCCTATCAGTGTTGACAGACGTTTGCTGATTCCGGCCGGTCATGCAATTATGAACGGTCTGGGCAACGGGTTAGTTGATGGATTTAGCGATGTTCAGAAGTCTGTTTTGGCGATGAACAAGCAAATCGCCGACGCAATGCAACCTGATGTTTCTGGTTTCGCTAACCGCTTGAACGGCATGGCGAGCGATGTACAATCACGGTTCGCCGGTTCGTTGACCATGCAAGACAGCACTTTGCAAATGCAGAACAACGCACTGCTGCGACAGATTGCAGGCAAAGATACAACGATGATTCTTGATTCCGGCGTGCTTGTTGGCGCAACGGCTGGCAGTTATGATCAACGTTTAGGACAGCGAACGGCATTAAAGGATAGGTGGAGTTAATGGGTTTTATATTTCGAGATTTACCGCCAACCGAAGTTGACGTTGACACGTTGCCAAACGTTGAAGGCTTTGCTTTCGCTGATTTCGATAGCGTTAAATCCGGTTGGTGGTTGACCGAGCGAACGGCACCAACGCCAGAAGAGCAAGAAATCACTGAAAGCGTGCCGTATCGTCAAGGCAGTTACGATTTTTCCATGATTGATAACGAACGGTTTTTCAACAATCGAGAAATCACCTACAAGCTGTTATACGTTGGCGAAGAGTATCACAACCGCAAGGGCTTTGAACAAGAACTGAAACGGCAACTAATGCCCCACAACTGGGGCAAGTTGGTTGATACTCACGAACCGGTTTATTACTGGTGGGCCAAGTGTAAGAGTGTTGAAGTTGACGATAGCAGCGATGATGAAACGCTTGAAGCGTCAATCGTGTTCACTGCTTATCCTTATGCTTACACGAACCACAACGAAGGCGCTGACTACTGGGACGATGTTTTCTTTCCGCACTGGATATGGCAACAAGTCAAGTTCAGCGTCAATGGTAGTCAGGACGTCAATGTTAAAAACATTGGCTCACGTCCGGTTCTATCGTCATTCGTGGTAACAGGGAACATCAAAGCAAAAGGAAGTTTCGGCGAAGTGTCGCTTAACGATGGCAACTACAAGCAAACGCAAGTAGTGCTTGATATCGGCGATAACGAAATTAACTTGTCTGGGAATGGAACGATTGAGTTTGTTTTTAAGCGTGAGGAGATGGTTTAATGTATCGCATTATCGGATATAACGAACCTACCGACAAAAACGGCTTTATCGTGCTTGATCAGCGAGTAAATCGTACGGTCAGCGAAGGCAAGTTGACAATCAAAGAAACCGATATTGATGATCTGGAACTAACAGTTAACCGCGATAGCTTGCTGTTTGATAACGTTCGACCAATGCACACTCATGTTGAAGTCTACGATGACGATAAACTGCTGTTTCGTGGCCGAGCAATCAAGCCGAAGAAGGAAATGCAATCAAGCGGGCGGTTCATTAGAACGTACACGTTCGAGGATATTGAAGCATATTTGCTTGATAGTGTTCAGCGGTTTTATGAAGCGGTGGGGCTAACCCCGAAAGAGTTTCTGCAATCGCTGCTTGATGTTCATAACAGCCAAGTGCCACAGTACAAACAGTTCAAATTGCGTAACTGTAACGTTACTAACAACAAAGATGATGCTTATCGGCAAATCGACTACCCCAAAACACGGGACGCAATCAAAGACAAGTTGATTAACGAGTTGGGCGGTTATCTGGTTACAGAGTACAAGCAAGACGGCCCGAATATCCTTGACTATGTAACTGACATCGGCAACGATCATAAGAACGATACGCCAATTCAGTTAGCAGTCAACATGAAATCGGCTAGCCTTACGATTGACCCTACAAAGGTCATTACCCGTGTGATTCCACTTGGTAAACAGTTAGAACCCCAAAAAGTCGAGGTTGACGGCGAAAACTCAACAATAACGACTGGTGGTGGTGCAACAACCGCCATTAACGGCGATTGGACAGAAGCTATTAAGCATGCTGCTAAGATGATGAACGTCAACCTTGACCAGAACGGGTTGAGCGCTGTTTTAAGGCGTATCAATCAAGAATCCGGTGGTAGCGAAACGGTAACGAACAACTGGGACAGCAACGCGCAGGCGGGCCACCCGTCAACGGGGCTGTTGCAGTACATTCAACCGACTTTCGACACCTGGAAAGTACAGGGCTATGAAGATATTCATAAGGGTTTTCACCAGCTTTTAGCGCTGTTCAACGATTCCAATTGGCTTGCTGATATTTCACACGCCGGCGGTTGGGGTCCAACTGGTACACGGCGGGTTAATGGTCCAGTTACTGACACCGCGACCGAAACGCTCACAAACGGTTGGGGCTGGCCGTTTCCTAGTGTCGGCGAAGGTAGTTTTAGCCAAGCGCAACGGTTCGGTTATGACGGCGGTTATCGTACTAACAGCTTTCATGACGGTTTGGACTTTGGTTCGGTTGACCACCCAGGAAGTGAAGTTCACGCAATCCATGGTGGTACGGTTGTTTTCAAGGGTTACATGGGCGGGCTTGGCAACTATGTTGTAACGCACAGTACAGACGGTTTTAACATCGTCTATCAAGAAGCGTTCAACAGTGCCAGTCAAATCCGTGTAAACATTGGAGATAAGGTCAAAACCGGCGATGTTATCGGTTGGCGAAACACCGACCACTTGCATGTCGGCGTTACCAAAGCTGATTTCTACGATGCCGTCAAGAAGTCGTTCACAAACGATGGCACGTGGTTAGATCCACAGACGTTGATCAAAAACGGCGGTGATGGTTCACAGTCCGAAGATGAAAGCAAGAAAGAAGAGGTCAGCAACTCAAACGCTGCTAGACCAAAACTAACGATTACTAGCGTCAATGAAGGGCGAGATTATATCGATATACCGGAGCTGCAAAAAGAGTTTGGCATTATCAACGGCACGATTGAGTTCAACGAAGTAACCGACGCTAACGACTTGATGAACCAAGCGAAAGCATGGATCAACGCACAGCGAGTGCCAGAAAGCTGGGAAGTCAGCGCGGTTGAACTGAACTTGCCTAACTTTGATCATTTCAAAGTTGCCGACCGGTATATGTTCATCAATCCTTATGTAGCGCAATCGCAATTGCTGCGAGTAGTGCAGAAAGAAATTGACCTACTACAACCGCACAAGTCAATGCTAACTATCGGCGATAAGTCGTTAGGGCTGACTGACTATCAGTTGGAAACAAGCCGTCAAGCGCAAGACTTGGAACGGGTTAAAGTTATCGTTAGCCGTGTAGCTGAGGTTCAGGCGAGCGGTCAATCTAACACGTCAAGCACAACTACGATTATTCAGAACGTGACAAGTAGTGAAGACGTAACGCAGCTTAAGTTTGACATGCGTCAATTGCAATCAATCATTAACGATAAGATACCGGCGGGCTATGTATCGCAAGCTGATTTTGATAAGTTAAAAGCCGAAGTTGATAAGCTGAAAGGGGCAAGCTAATGGCAACCACTGATGATATGAAAAGTATTGCTGAAACGATTCGTAAGGCTCAGTATGGCAAAGATGTTCGGGAAGCTATCGCAAAAGGCTTTGAACTGTTAGCTGCAAAGCAAGACAAAGTCGATGGCTTTCTGGATTCATATGGTCTTGATGAAGATACTTTGAATGAACGATGAAAGAAGGTGAATGAATGGCATTACGAGAAAAGGCACGGCTAACGCTTGATCTAACCCGCTATCAAGACCAAATCTTGGATATTAGCGGTTATTTCAAAGGCCGTGTAGGCGACACGGACGACTATTTGCCGGTCTATATCACTAGCAATAGTCTGCCCGTTGATATGCGGGGGTGGCAGTACGAATACGGCGGTGTTGACAGTCAAGGGTACGTGCACAAGCATATTTATCCCGTAGAAGCTAATGATCGCAATGATCAAATTGCACTTGGACGGGTAACGCTGCACTTTGACGAGCGCACGTTCAACGTGCCTGGACACTGGCAACAGTTCTTTGTTCGTTTCATTGGCCGAGATGGTCAGACGGTATCAACCGTTGACATGGACTTTGATGTTATCGACGACCAGTTTTTCGCTCACGTCGGGGGCGCTGGCCATGACTATATTGAAGAGTTTGAGCGGATTCTTGAGCAAGTAACCGACAAAGGCAATGCGATTAAGGACGAGCTTACTGAAGCAGGTGAAACGGCCAGCCAAGAATTCAACGACTGGTTGACCAAGTACAAGCAATCGTTAAGCGACGCAATGGCCGAAGTGAACGACCCTAAGAACGGCTTGTTTGCACGGTATAACTCACTGCTGCTTATGACGCAACAAATCCAAGAAACGCTGAAACAAGCCCAGTTCCACGACCGAGCATGGCAGTTCAGCGATGTCCCGACCATGCAAAGCTATGCTGCGTTGGCTGCGAACGATCTTGCAATCACGAAAGGTTGGGACAACTACGATGATGGGCATGGCGCTGTTTGGCAAATCCGCGTTAAGCACAATGGCGAAACCCCAGACGGCACTAACACCATTGCACTGTCTAACGGCATGGTTGCTGAACGTAACGCAAGCATGGTAACGGCTGACAGTCTGGAAGACTTGCTGTACGGTTACGAAATTACAATCGTACACAATCAAGCTGACTATCCAGAGCCAAAAGTCATGTATTACGAGTATGCAATCGGCACTGAACCTAACGGGCTAGGAAGCGGCCCAAACGGGTTTGGTCAGACTAACACAAAGCTAGTCCCTTGCATGGCTACGTATCCAGACGCTAACACGATTAAGGTTCGGTTACCGCGTAATTTCTACTTAGATGACGCGCCGAACTTCGAATCAAGTGCCGGTGCATGGTATGTTCGCGATGGCTACAAGACAATTAAAGTCAGTCTGGGCAATGTTAACGCACAACTAGCACTGACTGGGGAAGGCAAAGGCAAGAGCGCCCTTGCAGGCGGTTCAGGCTATTTTAGCAAGCCGACAAGTCCAAGTGATCTGAGAGCTATCTATATCGACGAACACACACAACGGCTAGAATGGCGTAGCTAGATGATGGCGGCTTTGGCGCATTCGATGGCGTCAAAGCTATGTATTTTAAATAAGAGGTGAAAAAATGGACCTTACTAAAATTTTTAGCAACATGGATAAAGGGCCAGAAGCTATCCAAGCCAACTTTGAAAAGTTAGGAGCTATGATTAGCTTAACCAAAATTCCAGATAGCCAGTGGGTAACAAATGGGGTTACGCTTGATAAAAATTGGTATTTTCACGGAATCAGCATTCTGAAGCTAGGCGATAACGCATTGGCAATTGTAAATATGCAGTTTACCACGACCGCTCAATTGAACACTGGTTGGAACACGATTGTATCGTTCCCAGCATCTTATACCACTCCATATCTGGGCAGTGGGCCATCGCTTCCGCTAACTTTCAACACCTCGGATTCGGATAAAGTCGGTGATGTTGGCGTTGATCGTGGGAAGGGCTGTGTAAGCATCTATGTAGGAAATACAATCCCTAGTGGAACCACTATTAACTTAAAAGGGGTTATCTTAATGTCTAAGGACACGCCACTGTTGAACTAAAGTGAGGTTTTACAATGCAAATTTTTTATTTTGACAATTCCACCAAAGAATTTACCTACACCGATTTAATCGATGATGGTCAAGCGATTCCAAACAACGCAACCAAAATTCGCCCGGTTGATTCCGAAGGCAAAGGTTTGCTTGACCCCGTTTGGAACGGCACTGCTTGGGTAGGCTTGAGCGAAGAAGCTTTCGTCGAAAAGCACAAGTTAAATGATATGACGGGCGGTTACATCGTTCCAAATAACAAACCAAGCTCTGATGATCAAACTATCAGTGTGCTTACTGCTCAACTTTTGCAAGCTCAAATGACGGTTAAGCAGCAAGGCACGCAAATCGCTAGTCTAACTGGCGCACTACTGGCAAACGCAAAGGCAAAGGCAACTAACTAAAGAGAGGTAAAAACTATGTATTCTATTTTTAAGATGTACTACCCAATGGGTCTGTTCACGGTACAGCAATGCAAGGACGCGGTTTTTGTCGGTTGGCTGACCGCCGAACAATTTAAGGAAATCACCGGACAAGATTACGTGGCTGCGTAATCTTTTTATTTTTGTCGCCAAAGAAAGCTAACAGTACCTTATGGGGCGGCTTTGAAGGGGGGTTAGAAATGTGCCATATCACATTTTAATGATGCAACAAGTCAAACATATGGTTGATGACCCGCTGATTGTTGCCTTTATTGGCTGCGTGATTGCAGATGTCATCACGGGCTATGTTCGTGCAGCGTTTGTCCGCAAGACCAACTCGACTAAAGGACTGTTTGGGTTGGTCAAGCACACAATCGTACTGGTGACGATCATCAGCGTCTACCCGTATCTGATCAGTCTGGGCTATGCCTGGCTGGCACAGACGATCGTATGGGGCTACATCATCAACTACTTAACATCAATCACCGAGAACTGGGGCGAGATGGGGCTGTGGTTGCCACCACAGATCAAGGCAATCCTGGTCAAGCTCCAGTCTGACTACGACGCAACGGACTACAACGCCATCACTGGCGCTAAGAACAAAGGAGGTAAATAGCAATGAAGACAGTTAATAATATTGTTGAATGGCTGATTCAGTCTGGCGCACTGGCCGTACTGGTGGCCTTTTTGTGGGCATATGCGAAGCCGTTGTTGACCGCTAAGGCTAAGACTGCCAAAACGGAACAGTCACGTCAACTTTGGACGTTGACCGAACAGGTAGCAGAAGCAGCCGTCAATACAATGGCTAGTCGCAACCTATCTGGTGCTGATAAGTACGCTAAGGCCGTTGACATGGTGCAGACAACGTTAGCCAAGTATGGGCACCATATCGCACCAGAAGACGCTGAATCGGTTGTACAGTCTGCTTATCAAAAGTCAGGGTTAGCCAGTCAGCCGGCCAAGAGTATTGAACCGCAGGGAACAGTAGCTGCAATTGATCCTAAGGGGGTAAAGTAATGCGTAATTTGTTTATTGATGTTTCCAGCTATCAAGAAGACAGTGTTGAGTACTTCCAACGCGCTAAGGATAAAGGCGTTATGGGGGTCGTTGTTAAGTTGACCGAAGGTTCAGAAGACGGCTCAGCTTATGTTAACCCACGCGCTGCAGCGCAGATTCGCAATTCGCTTGCGGTAGGATTGTGCGTTAGCTGCTACCACTTTGCGCGTTATACGAGTGATGCAGATGCTCAAAATGAAGCACGATTCTTCGTTAAGATTGCTAAGCAGTACGGTATGACGAGTGACACTCTGATGATTGACGATGCTGAAGTGCATTCAGTAGCTGATTATAATTCAGCAACGGCTGCCTTTCTGAACGAAGTCAAAGCACTTGGCTATACTAACGTTGGTTTGTACTCAATGAAGTCGTTCTTCACAGGTGGTACGCTTAATAGCCATGGCTTTGGCAACGCTAAGATTTGGGAAGCCGGTTATGGCATTACTGACTTAGGCATTGACAACGCCGCCGCATGGCAATGGACTGATAACGGATTAGGTATGAACGTCGACACGTCGTATGATTTTGACGGTGCCTTTACGATTGGCACTTCAAATTCGGGCACAGTGCCAGAAGTATCAATTCCAGCACCACAACCAGTAGAACATGTTGGTCACCCAGCTACTGGTACTTATACGGTTCAGCCAGGCGATACTTTATCGGCGATTGCGGCTAAGTATGGCACAACGTACCAGATTTTGGCAGCAGTCAATGGTATTGGTGATCCTAACCAGATCTGGCCGGGCCAAGTGCTTAAAGTCACTGGTACAGCTAGCCAAGAATCAACGTATTATGTTCAAGCAGGAGATACACTGTCCGCAATCGCAAATAAGTTTGGGACAACTGTTTCAAACCTGGTCAGCCTTAACCACATTAGCAACCCTAATGTTATCTATGTTGGTCAAAAGATTTATGTTGGCGAGGCCAGTCAAGGACAATCAAATGCCTACACGGTTCATGCCGGTGATACTTTGTCTGGCATTGCAGCTAAGTTTGGCACTACGTGGAAAGCACTAGCACAGAAAAACAGTATTGCAGATCCAAATGTAATTTATGTTGGCCAAACATTGCAAATTTAGTGTTATAATATTCGCATGGAAAGACCAGACTTAGCGCGCCTGGTCGGGACTAGTCCATATCGCGCAACTTGGCTCGGCTTTATGCCGGGCCTTTTTTATTTTGCTAAAAAGTATCATAAAATATCTAAAAAAGTATTGTAAAATATACTATGTATGTTATAATAAAAACATAAAGAAAAGGGAGGTAATTAAAATGATGAAAGAAGTGATGTGCAAAGCTTGGAAAATCGCAAGAAACGCTGCTAAGAAGTTTGGCGGTAAGGCAATCGAATACATCGGAGGTGCTTTAAAAATGGCATGGGAAGCAGCTAAGGGATTGACGGAAAAACAGATTAGCAGCCTGGTATCCAAAGGATACAACCGTTGGACTACCGATGACGGTGAGCGTGATCGTCTGTACCTGAACATTTACAAACATGATGGCATGTTCCACTACGGCAAGTGGAACGGGGAAGAAATATTCCCAGCTGAACAGCGTGCAATCAAAGCCATCAAGGTTTGGATCAATGTAAAAACACGTGAAGTTGAGGCGGACTACACGCGGGTTAACCGCTACTCTGCACCATACAAGCAAGAGATGGTCGACGCCGTAGCTGCCGACCTGGCAAATATCAAATAGGAGGAAAATGTCATGAACGATTTTGAAAAGGCAAAGGCGGTAATCGCCGAAAAGAAGTATAGCTTTGAAACTATGCAAGAAGCGTCTGGGGCGTCAATCCCAACACTGAAAGCTTACCGGGCTAACCCCGACAAAATGAAATCAGCCAAGTGGGAGGTAGTCCACAAGTTGGCTGATATGTACGGCAAAGAGCTGTACAAAGCTATCAACGATGAAACGGTCATTGATCTGGTTAATCAATATTTTTCGGTTATAAGCGGTGGCGATGAAAAGAACGTTGTCAACAAATGGCAAATGTTTTACCAGTTTGACCGTATCATAGTTAAATATCGTGGCGAAGTGGTCGCAATCGTCAACCCAAAAGGCCAGCTGGTTGGCAAACTGGCCTATGCTGCTGAAGCCGCAAGCATTGTTGGCGAGTATAACCCGAAAGTGTCATATGCCAACTTTGACGCTGAGCGTGTTGAAAGCATGACTTTTGACGACTTGGCTTTCGTCAAAGAGTTTGAAACTTATCAAAAGATGGTTTCACAACATGGATAAAATGAAAAAGCAGCTCCTATTCGGGGGTTACTTTTTCATTACACTGATATATACTTAAATAGTTATCCCCACGTATGTGGGCGTGATCCTGATATTAATATAATATTTGGATTTTAAAGAGAGTTTTCCCCATGTAACGTGGGGGTGATCCAAATATAGATATTAGATGTTTGGATTTTTAAAAAGTTTTCCCCACCACGAGTGGGGCTGCGGTCGTCGTATGACGGCCGTTTTTTTGTGCAATGAAAAGTGCAATGGTTAGAAAATTTATATATCACTATATATCATTAGATGACGGCAATATGCGTTTTCGAGCACTATAAAAAACTATATATCACTATATTAGCCTTTTGTCTTAATT